ATCAACCAAGGTAAGGCTAAGTAAAGTGGGCGAAACAATTGATTTACGGCTGCTTTTAACGGTTGGGGTTATGGTCGTTTCAGTTGTTACGTCGAGTGTGATTGTTAAGCAAAAGTTAGCGGCAGTTATTGAGCGCCTTGATGCGCTTCAAAAAGATTATGAATCTCGTTTGCGTAATCTTGACCAGCGTACAGACAAGCAAGAGAACATGATTGATTTGAACGCACAGAAAACTCAGGTATTATCAGGCATACTGTCCCCATCTTCTTTAGAGAAAAGGCACAGAGAGATGGAACGAATGCTTGTTAAGTCGAGTACCAATGAAGAACGTATAAAGAAATTAGAAGGCTTACATAATGGTGCGCATCCAAGTGTTAAGTAGGATTTTAAAATGAGATCTATTACAACAATGTCAACCCACAGAAAAGGAAATGTTATGCCAAAAGTAATGAAAGCAAGTGGTAAAGTTAAGTCATATCCCTACACTGCAAAAGGTAAAGCAGCCGCAGCGTCAGCAGCTAAAAAGCCGGGTAGCAAATCTGTAGGCTCTAAAAAATCTTATGGTTAAAGTCTTTATTCTATTAGTGTTAGTTAGTGTAGCTGGCTGTAAGTCGCTACCTAACTTTCCTATTCTTTTTATGTCCCATCAAGATTTATTAGACCAGACTAGAGAAATAGATACGCACTTTAAAGGAGAAGCAGATTGATTACATTAATCAGCAGCGTCTTAGGTTTTGGTACTTCTTTTCTCCCAAAGATACTTGGATTTTTTGAAGAGAAGCGTGACCAAGCCCACGAACTCAAGATGATGGACAAGCAGCTTGAGCAACAGATTAAAATTGGCGCTCAGAAGATGCAGATGATGGACATATCCGCTGACATCGCTGAGAGTGAAACCATACATAAAGAACACTCCAGCATCACACGCAAATCTAGCCAGTGGTGTATAAATTTAAGTGCATCAGTGCGCCCACTCATTACATTCTTTTTGTTCTTTGAGTTTGTTATCTTAACATTCTTGCTGGCGTTTGGGTTCATTGATAACGATATGTTTAAACTGCTTTGGAACACCGATACGATGGCTCCTGTCTTTGCTGCTTGCGTATCTTTCTGGTTTGGATCACGTAGTTTTAATAAAAAGTGAAAGATTTCTTTGAGATGATAGTAAAGAAACACGGCCCTAAAGTATGGGACGGTCACATAAATGAAGCTGGTCTGGAGCTTATTAAGCACTACGAAGGATGGAGACAGTCCGTCTACCTGTGCAGTGCAGCCAGAGCTACAATCGGTTGGGGCAGCACATGGGATCGTGATGGCAATGCTGTTACCCTTGACCATCCTGATATTACGGAGGAGCAGGGCGAATATCTGCTCCTCAGAGAAGTGCGTCATTCTGAGGCGGCAATTAGAAAACTTGTCAAAACGGAACTGACAGAGAATATGTTTTCTAGCTTATGCTCATTCATATATAATGTTGGGTCAGGGAATTTTCAGAAGTCTACAATGCGGATGCGTTTAAACAGAGGGCTTCACGAAGAAGCTGCTGACGAGTTTCCTAAATGGCGTAGGGCTGGCGGTAGGATTGTTAAGGGTTTAGTGCGTAGGCGTAAACAAGAGCGTGAGTTGTTCCTAACATAAAAAACCCCTCATTGCGACACAACAATGAGGGGGGCTTGTAAGTATTAGACAAGTTGCACCAAGGCGAACACCTACAGCATTATATTTTAAACATCTTACCAGTTGTGACCTTTCCAATATTTTTTAAGCTTAGTTAATGCCGTGTCAAACCAGCGCAAACTTAGAACGCTGGTGGCTGAAATCTCAGATACACTATCAACGTACTCAACAGAGCCGTCACTGTATCTGTAAATAATGCTTACAAGTTTTTTACTCATCTGGCTTATCCATCAGCGAACCGTCAACAATATGCCGCGCCGCTGCCACACGACGATCTAGCGTTTTGAGCCTTGGGAATTTGCGATCTATGACGGGGTTGCGGCTTTTAAATGATACGCGAAAACCAAGTAAGCGTTTAATCCAATTTAACATCATTCACCCTTCATTTTCATAGATGTAAACTTGCGACCGTCTAGTATTTTGTCCCAAAGAAAGTCTGGGGTCAATTTATATTCACTAGCTGCCTTCTGCAACGTGCGATATTCTAAACCCGTATCCATAAGGTCTCTGAGTATGCGACGTTTCTCAGTGGCAACGTATTTTTTATGTTCTTCGTATGCTGCTTTGTTCGCGTGTTTGCGTCTCTTTGTCATCTTAAACCCTCCCAAAAGTCCCAACTGTGTATTATAGCGATAAAAAGCACAATAATTGCCGCAAGAGCTAGGGCTTTAGCTGTAGCCATTGTACCGCGCTCCGTGATTGGCAATAACTTTAGCCGCCATACCTACCAAACTACTTGAGAACAATTCGTGATTATTAATTACGCGGCGAGCATTTCTTAACTCTCTGCGGATCATACGATGGAATGTCATGTCGTTGGCTGACACAACTACCTCACGTGGCGGCGCTTTCTTAACACTCATTCGCCCCACCTCGCAGCTATCTCTCTGTTATACGCGTTACTGTGGACAGCGTTTAAACGGGCTTCGTTTTCATCCCGCTCATAGACTACAGCTTCATGTAGAACAACTTTCCTGTTAATCATATCCCACGCAACAGCCACAGGAATGCCAGACAAATCATGTAACACTCCCGCCGCACTATTTTGGGTCTTTCTCTTTTCCCAAACATCCCGCGCCAATCCTTGAATTATGTTCATTACTTTCCCTTTCCAGTTCAAGTTCAAGTTCTAATTTAGCAAGAGCGTTCCAGCACAGCATTGCGCTGTGACGTAGCCCACTCTCGTCGATCTCCTCGTTATACCCTCTAAGTTGGTGACGGGCTAAAGCATCACCGTACCGTTCAATGCCGTCAGGCACGTCCCGCCAACCGTTCGGGGTGTATTTCTTTGCGCCGTAAGTAGTAACCTTGGCTACCTCCTCCAACGCTCTAGCAAAACCCACCATCATCAGCCCTACTCTAACCTTACCCGCGTCCAGCTTTGCGCCGGGGGTGTGTTGGCTAATTCCGTTGGGGTCTTTTTCTTTAGTCATTTTGAAATCCAGGTTTTGGTTAGGGGGAGTAAATCTACTTGAGGCAACTTTTAGATAAAACGTCTGGTACGACAAGCGCCCTCTGTTTTTCGTATTCAGTGCGAACTTCGATTTACTCCCTTGCTATTAGTCTTAAACTTAATATAATGCGCTTGTCAACAAATTAATTTAGGAGTTGAAATGAACAGTAAAGAACAAGCCCTCATTGAACTAGAGGCGGCGATTAAAGAGTTTAATCTTAAAACAACCAACGTCGGGTTGGCAATAGCAGGGAATAGATCGTTCATGGATATTATGCGTGACCCCAACAAAACCATCACAACTAAGACGCTTGACAAGATTAGCAGGTACGTATTAGAGTTAAGAGGCCAACTGAATCTGAATCTGAATCTGAAGGAAGAAAAATGAAACATTTAAAAGTAGGCGGCTCTACTGCCGCACGGACACTTAAATGTCCCGGTTGGATTAAAGCTTCAGAAAACATCCCCAGAAGACCCGCAGGACAAGCTGCTATAGATGGTAGTATGCACCATGAGATTATGGAGTTGTGCCAGAAGAAAGGCACTGCGCCTAAAGATTATTTAGGCTTTGTATATAAAGAGAATGGACAATCGCGAGAGTTTGGCGTTGACGACTTAGACTTATCCAACATCGCGCACACCGTTACCAACACAATAATGGACGATCTGGATATAGACCAGCTAGAGGTTGAGCCTTTTCTTCAATACATAAAAGGTAGTGTCGGCGGCTCAACAGACTTGTTGGGTTTATCAGAAGACGGCAAAACATTGCTGTCTTTAGATTACAAATTCGGCAGAAATAAAGTTGTAGCAAAGAATAACGCGCAACTCATGTTCTACCCTATGTGTGCTAGGCGAGACAGTAAGACCTCAGATATGTTTAGTAAGGTTGAAAAACTAGTTCTTGTCATCGTGCAACCCCAAGTAAAAGGTGTTGTCGATACATGGGAGTGTTCAATTGAAGATTTGAACACGTTTGAGACAGAATTTAACAAAGCTCTGGATCAGGTTTATTTAAAAACAGATGTTAGAACCCCCGGTTCGCACTGTAACTGGTGTCCAGCGGCTCCGTACTGTGAGACAAAGCGTTTAAACGTTATGGCATCGTCGTTGTTAGGAGCTAAAGAACGTAACGATCTGCAAGCAGCGGCAAACGTCATCACTGAAGTCGAAGATTGGCTGAAGATGATGAAAGAAGAGATGTATATGCAGCTTAACCGGGGCGTAGCTCTGGACGGTTGGAAGATCATCGACAAACGCGCCACTCGTAAGTGGATTGACGATATGGCAACAGCTAAAGCACTGGCTAATTGCAAAGAGTTGTCCGAACAAGACGTGTTTAAATCTACACTATTAACCCCACCCGCAATGGAGAAGGTTATAAAAAAGAAAAAGGTCGATCTTGACCTAAGTGATTTCATTGTGTCTGAAAGTTCCGGTACAACACTAGCCCCTGCGGATCACGCATCCCCAGCGGTTATTGTGACAGACGTACAGGGTCATCTAAAAGATATAATGAAGTAAACGCGGAATAATCCGCAAATCTGAACTGAACTGAAGGTAAAATTAAAATGTCAAACTTCCCTACTGTAATGAATAAATCCGACTTAACAGACGCGTTAGCTTCCAGCAAAATTCAAGAGACTGCCAACAATGTTGGCGTTAGTTTTCTTAAAATGGATTTTGAAAGCGGCGAGTGGCTACTAGGTCAAGGTAACGATATTGTTACCGATGAAGAAGTACACATACTAACCGATAGCATACAGCATGGCTGGATACTATGGTCTGGTGGTCGGCCTAACAAGTCGTTTGTACGGTTTAACCAACCTCTGCCACAGGCGATGGAGAGTATAGGCGAGGATGTTCCAGCCGAAGCCCGTTCGTTCCAAGGCGCATTGGTAGACAACGGTGATATGTTGTCGTTTGACACGAACAGTTATGGCGGCAGAAAAGGTGTTGACACTCTGCTAGGTGCGATTAAATCTCACGCAGCAGAAGGTTCACAGTTTCTGTACCCTAAAATCAAACTCTCAAGCGAGAGCTACGCCAACAAAAAGCGTGGCGGTAAGTTAACTTACAACCCGCTATTTGAGATTGTTTCTTGGTTTGACGAGAACGGCGTAGAAGAGAGCGGAGCAGCGCCACAAGTAGAAGACAAAGCTGTAGACGCGGATGATGAGCCAGACCAGCGCCAACGTCGTGTAAGAAAAAGCGCAGCTTAGTTTCTCCCGACTGAGCCTTTCAGCCCTCGCCGGGGTAGGGTGCGCGTCACCCCGGCACATCTTTGAAAGGGATTACTTTGCTATACATTGATTTAGAAACCCGCAGCAACTGCGATTTAATCTTTCACGGTCTTCGGCGGTACGCAGAGGACCCTAGCACCCAAGTTATATGTATGGCCTACGCGTTTGATGATGGCGACATTGAGTTCTGGTGGCACTACGAACCGTTCCCAAAAAGTGTTACAGATTATTTCAAATCCGGTGAGCCGATTATGGCCCACAACGCGGAGTTTGAGCGTCACTTATTTGAGTGGGTAATATCAAACGACTACCATTTTACACCACCAAAGCTAGAGCAATGGCGTTGCAGCATGGCGATAGGGCTTACCAACGGTTTTGCGGGTGGTCTGGACGCTTTAGCTGTTGGGCTGGAGCTACCTTACCGTAAAAATCCACAGGGCGCACGGCTGATCCGTGAATACTGCTCTCCCGGTCATGAGAGTGTGTTTAAACAAGGTGATGACCAGATAATGAAGGACTATTGCCTGTCTGACGTTGAGATTATGCGAGCAGCAGTGAAATGTTTACGCACACTGACCAACAGCGAGTGGGCAGAATATCATTTAAACTGCCGCATTAATCAGCGCGGTTTGCCAATTGACGTTGCATTTTGTGAGGCGGCATTAGGCTACACAAAAGAAGTTGCCGAAGACGCTAACCGTCAGATAGCTGAGTTGACAGATGGTGCTATGACTAAGGCAACGCAACGTAAAGCCCGTGACGCTTGGTTGTTTCCAAAGCTGACTAAACCACAAATAAAATTGCTTGAAGTCTATAAAGACGGAGAGGTAAAAATATCATTGGATGGTGAACACAGGCGATACTTGTTAAATCGGGATGATTTAGATGCAGACGCTAGAGCTTTGCTTGAATTTATCGACAACGCTGGTTCCTCCGCGCTCAAGAAATTTGCTGTTGCGGCTCATCAACAATGTTTGGGGCGGGTCTACAACACGTTTCTGTGGAATGGTGCGGGGCGCACAGGTCGTTTCAGTGGTAAAGGTTTACAACCGCACAACATTCGCCGTGACGTTTTTAGTTACGAAGAAGCAGAAAAACTTATTAAAGATATTACACAAAACCTACAGATTGACAGCCCTGCAAACACAATGGCTAGACTGTTGCGGGCAATGATAGCCCACGACGATGGTTTATATTGGGTTGATTGGTCCAGCATTGAAGGCCGTGTAGCTCCGTGGATGGCAAAAACTATATCTGGTGATCGTAAGTTAGAGTTGTTTAAACAAGGTAAAGATTTGTATGTCGTTACCGCTGCCGATATGTTTGATTTAGATGAGAACGTTTTAATGGCTGCGGTTGTTGCGAAGGAAACAGAGGCTAAAAACACCAGACAGTCAGGTAAGATCGCTGAGTTGTCCTTACAGTTTGGTGGCGGTCACAACGCGTTGATTGGTATGGCTAAAAATTACGGTGTGATCTTTGAAGAAGAACAAGCCAAAGATATTGTTGTCCGCTGGCGTAAAGCGAACCCGTGGGCTGAACAGACGTGGAACGATTACGATGAGACGATTACAAGCGCGGTCTTAGAGCCGGGTGTAGACAAAAAGATTGGTCGCGTTGTTTACAACTCTGACGGCGTAAATTTTTTGTGGTGTAAATTACCGTCTGGTCGGCTTCTTGCGTATCCTAAACCGAAATTTGAACAGTACGAAACCCCGTGGGGCGAAGAACGTATAGGCGTTACGTTTCAATCACACTTTAAACCTGCTGCGGGGGCTAAACCTATACGTGTTTACGCACGGGGTGCGTTGCTGTTTCAAAATTCTGTTCAAGCTGTTGCGGCTGACTTTCTACGTGAGGCATTAGTTAAAGCTGATGCGGCGGGGCTTAGAGTGGTTGGTCATGTGCATGACGAAATAATAGGTCGGGGTAGTGAGGCTGACGGAGAGTGTTTAAACGACATTATGTTACAAAAACCTTGGTGGGCTGACGGTCTGCCACTGGCAACAGATGGTGTTGCATCAGGAAAGAGGTACGGCAAGTGAGTGAAAAGCACTTGCAAGATTATTTGTTTGTTCAAGCAAAAAAGCACGGAATTTACGCACGTAAGATGCAGGCCGTGGGTCACACCGGGTTTCCCGATGTACTGTTGGCGTTTGACGGTTACGCGTTATTTATTGAGTTGAAAAACCCTAACGGTAAGGGTCGGTTAAGCCAAAAACAAGAGGCCGAAATAAAACGGCTGATGGAGGCAGGGTTGGACGTTTATGTTATATCAAAAAAGGAGGAAGTTGATGACCTTATCAGAGAAATCTTTGAACACGAAGCAACAAACAGCTATTTCGCGGTTATACAGTGAAGATTACACATTACTGGTTGCCCCAACGGGCGCAGGTAAGACGGTTATTTGTCTGACTGCTATTAAGGAGTTGATCGACGCGGGTGTGCTGAACCGCGTCATCGTCGCTGCACCTGCCAAAGTGGTTGAGAATAACGTCTGGGGTAAAGAGGTTGAGAAGTGGGAACACTTGAAGGGCCTGCGCGTCACATCTTTGACAGGTAGTTCAGTTAAACGCTTTGTTCATTTAGATATGGGCGGTATGAACGTTATTATAATTAGCTTAAATAACCTTGAGTGGTTACTGAATACTAAGCATGGCTGCGACGGTATCATTATCGACGAGCTATCCAAGGCAGCGGGTAAACACACTGCGGGTATGCGGTCCAAGAAGAAGGCCGACTGTTTTAAGTGGCGCGTCGGGATGACAGCAACACCCGTGTCACAAAATTTTGAAAAACTTTATAGTATGTGTCGTATCTTGTCACCAAAATACCTTGGGACCAACAAGCAAAAGTATCTGGACCAGTATTTCTATTCAGACTACCAAGGTTACAACTGGACTCTACGTGACGGCGCAGCTGAGTTAATCGCCGCTAAGATCGCGCCTCTCGTCCACCTCGTTGAAGATACCAAGGCCAATGACCTGCCACCTTGCCGTGAACACGTCATCACGTTTGATATGCCAGATGATACGCGGGACGTCTATAACGACATGAAGAAACACATGATTGCTGGTGACGTTGAGGCTGCGAATGAGGCTGTAAAGTCAGGCAAGCTTCGGCAGATCGCTTCGGGGTTTATGTATGAGGATGACGACAAAGTTGTTTACTTAGACCGTAGCCGCGTTGATGCTATGCGCTCTTGGGCTGACGCGTTGGACGGTAACACCGGAATTATTTTTTATGAATTTGTTGAACAAGGAAAACAACTCGTATTGACGACACCGGATAACGTCAGGTGTGTGCAGATACAGTCAATGTCACACGGGGTTGATGGTCTGCAACATGAGTACGCGGACCTGTTATTTTTACAGCCGCCGTGGAGTAGAGACAATAAAGAACAGGCTATCGGGCGTGTCTGGCGCACGGGGCAGACTGAGGAAGTTAATGTAACGACGCTGGTTTGTAACGACACTCTGGACGAGCTGGTGATGAGTAGAGTAGAAGACCGGGGTGAATGGATGAAGCTGTTTAAACAGCATTTAGAGGGATAAGTACATGATTGACAGAGACACTTTTATTAATACTATTTTCGCAGACATTACAGACGGTGAGTTGGTCTGTGTGTCAGAGGCCAAGCCTAAGTCCGATGGCACAGGCTCATGGTTTAACAACTGTCTACTCACTGACAGGTCGTGGCGTAAGTGGGATAAAGACAAACAAGCACGGGCGTGGTACTTTTGCGTATCTGCGGTCACAGGAGAGCTTAATGAGAAAGGCACTATGGTCAAACGAGGGCGCGCCAACCTTACTAGAGTTTTTGCGCTGGTCTTGGACGACATCGGCACAAAGGCTGTCGCTCCGCCCGTATCTCCATCTTGGAAGTTGGAGAGTTCACCTAATAACTACCAGTGGGGTTATCTACTTGACCCGTCCGACGACATTATGCGGTTTGAAGCCCTCGTGGAGTATTGCCATCAGCAAGGATGGGGCGACGCAGGTGCTGGTGGTTCCTATCGACTAATGCGTGTGCCGGGGTCGGCAAACCTAAAAGACGGGCGTTATAATTTCAGGTCACGCGTGACCCATTGGAAGCCTACGTTCTGGAGTATTGATGAGCTTGCCGAAGACTTTGGCTGTGACCTCAACACCGTGCCTATCCCCGATAAGACCGTTGCGTTTAAACAAGGCGGCGCACAGGCAATGGAGAACATTGACCCGTTGCTAGACTGGTTGACGACTGACGGTCACGTTATCTCTGACACAGGCTCACAGTTCGTTGATGTTGTCTGCCCGTGGGCTGACGCTCACACCTCTGGCGATAACAAGGCAGGTTACAGCCCACTAGGGCGTGGCGACGGTAAGTATGTTCAAACACGGGCGTTCAGTTGTCTGCATGAACACTGCAAAAAACGTAAGCTTAAAGACTTCGTTGAGTGGGCGGTCAGTTTAGACGGCCCGTTTGTGGCGGGTTACGATCCACTGCCGTGGCTGCAATCACAGTACGCATACGTCGTGTTGGGTCAGGTCGTTGTCGATCTAGCACAGCGCAAGATCGGGGGCGATTGGGTTTACCCGTTGGCTGATTGGAAACTAGACCACCCCGGCAAAGTCACCGTGGCTGGTCATGACCGCCCGATACTGGTTGCCAACGCGTTTATAGAACATGAGAACACCAAGAAGGTTAGAGGGCTGACTTACGTTCCCGTTGCGCGGGCTGATGACACGGGTGTCGTCACGTCGTTTAAACAGCAGCAGGTTAATAAGTATGTACCGCCCAACTGGGAAGAAACAACTGCAACGCCAGACGTGTTTCTGGATCACATAAATTATCTAATCCCCTACGTCAAAGAGCGCGAGGTCTTCCTAAACTGGTTGGCGTATAAAATACAGCACCCTGCGTCGCGCTCGTACTGCATTGTCATGGTTGCCGAAGACTCCTACGGCACAGGTCGATCATGGCTCAACTCGTTACTCAAGAAGGTGTTGCAGGGCGGCGTTAACACCGCAACGCTACCGCAATTGATTGGAAAAGGCACATCGTCAGAACAAAACTTTAATTCGTGGAAAGTTGGCTGTCAGTTTATAGTCGTTGAAGAAGCCAAAGATGTTTCGCTTACACGTGACGACTTTTACCACGGCTATGAGACGTTTAAACTTAACGTAGATACTAAGATCGAAGAGGACTTGCGCGTCAACGAAAAGTACGGACGCACACGAAACGAAACCGCGTATTACAATGTTCTTATCTTTACCAACCATGCCGACGCGATGGCTTTACCCGAAAATGACAGGCGTGTTTATTGTGTTGAAAACCCTGCGGAGCGTTTGGGTTACGATTACTATGACCGTTTAAACAACGCCTTGGATACGGATGAACCGCGTCGTGTTTTCTGGTGGCTGATGCGTCGTGATGTGTCGAAATATGACCACATTTACCCGCCGATGACGCCAGCAAAACAACGCATGATATCTGACACGCAATCCCCATCCGATAGTATTTTGGAGTGGATCAGGGCGAACCACCCATCCGATGTAATCACCAAGACGCTACTCAAAACCGCAATTGTTGTTGCCGCCCACGATTTGGAATTGGAAAAACAGATGCGTGAGCCAAGTCAAACGACTAAAATACTGTGGAGAAAAATCAAAAGTTTACGCCCAAAAGACACAAAAAATGGAGCCAGATATTCAATTGAAGGTAAACAAGTTGAAGTCCGTGCCATCCGAAAATATGAATTTTGGGGTGTTGTCGATCAAAAACTGGACAGAAACAAAATTATTGAGGAAATGGCAAAAACTGAAGTTTTTTCAAACGTCGTTAATTTAGAGGATAAAAATAGAAGTTAGAGCCTTTTATATTTTGTTTTCACTATGTCGCAAACGCGCTGTTTTCTGCCGTTTCGTTAATCTATTAGAGGATAGTGATAATATATTATAAAGTAGTATAATTAATATATATATATATACTATACTAATTAAGGGGTCTATAGGAAAACCCTCTAAATGGACTTTTCCTCTAATTATAGAAAAAGGGGCGGCAAACCGTAATTGGTGTGCCGCCCCTTAATTTGGTGTAACTTTTTGGATTGTCGATCAGGATGCTTTGAATTTAGATTTCAATTTAGGAATCCGACGCGTCAACAAAATATCAATTACGATTCGCACCGGACCGATAATTTCAGCGTGACCCGTTTCATATCGTCGGTATTGGCGTTCAGATATACCTAAATAATCAGAAAGTTGATTTTGGGTCATTTTTAGTGTGCTACGTGCGTCTTTTAGTTTTTCGGGCGTCATAGGGTAGCCTTTCATAAAGAAACGCCCTACGCGTGAACGTAGGGCGTATTTGAAGTGTGTTTAAACGGTTTGTTCTTTAAAATTCCACGCCCAATAATAATAACCATCAAAAACCAATGCTTTCCGGTCTAAAATGGTTTTGATCAACGGTTCACCAATATTAAGAAATTTTGCTACCCATTGTTCAGCGGCAACCGCGTGATTTTCATTAATGTCTAGTGAATAATCCCAACTAACAAAAATTCTACGCGCTGGCGTATCACTGTATTTATAATCGCAAACTGATATACGTGGCCCCCGCGTATTAGTTGGACCCACAAACTTTGTGCGAATTGCCGCCCGTGTTTCTACTTGATTTTTCATTTTACAAACCTTTCAAGTTTAAGCGCGCCGCTTGCGGCGTAATATTTCTTGTGTCCATTTTTATGGACGTGAATTGAACGGAGACCTTTTTTAGGTTTAGCTCTAAAATCTGGCGTACCGTCTTTTTTTATTGGAACAAACATATTTACAATCTCAACCCAATTATTCTTAAGAGCCGTCAATTTTTGCTGAGTGCAAATTCTTGTATTTCTCATTTTGCTGCCCCTTTTTTACTTTCAGATTTCAACGCGTCAATCAACGCGGTTTTAATGTCTTTATCGTTTTTGGCGGTTTTTACCTTATTTGTTAAATCAATAGTTTTGCCGTTTGGCATAATCATTTCAAAGCTTGGCATGGTGTGATCCTTTCAAGATCATATTAGAAGCAAAATCGCTTCCCATATGGCAACGTGTTTAAACGCTGCCATAGTCGGAAACTATTCCCCGTATGCTGATTGTATTTTTTCGTTTGTTTGTTCACAAATCAGGTTTTCATCTTCCCAATTAATATCCACGCCCGCCAACCGCCAACCCGTGCAATTGTCTGTTAAATGTTCTTGGCAAACTAAATTAAAATTATCATAAACCGCTTTATAAGATAACGTTGCGCCATCCTCAGTTATAAAGTATTTAGGATATCCACCGGGCCAAGACCATTGGCCTATACGAAGTTCGTTTTTAATTTCTTTAATTTTCATGATTAGACCCCTATCAATATTAGTGCAAATAATACGGTGCAAAGTGCAATGGCGCAGGATGCTAAGTTGTTCATAGTGTTTCCCTCAACTCATTTTGTAATTCAACATAACAATCGGAAACAAAAACAAATGTTTTATAGACACTGAAACCGGGAACCACTCTATAATGCGAACGAAAATCAGGTTTTGCGATGTCGCGAACTTGTAAAGCATCCATTGCAGATATCCGATACCCAGAATAAAGGAAATGATTTGCTTGCATATTTGTGTATTGAGCGAACGTATGGCTCGAGTGGTTGAATGTTTTACCCGGCGCGTTTGGATCAATTGACTGCAAATAATCTAATTCGTTTTTGACCGCTTCGTATGGTAATTGTTTTAACATAATAAAACCCTTTCAAAAATTAGTTACTATGGAAAACCGAAACAAGTATGAAAAATAACCCGCTCAACATTGGGATTAAAACCATAGTAACCGCTTGCAACCAGTCGTGTGGTGTCATGTGGCTAATAGTGGTGGTCCGCATGAATTCAATAGCCCACACGCCCATTAAAAATAGGACGCTGCCAAAACATAAAAAACTTAAAACCGCTATTTTCTTAATCATTGTGTGATCCTTTCAAGATCATTAATTGAAACCGATTGTTTCTTAATGACACCGTGCGTTTAAACGGTGCCATTTAGAACTAATCAGTTAACCAATTGTCGTATCACTTTTGCACCGTGGGCATTGTAAAGTATTTTCGGTCCATTTTGCGGATGTTCTGAAAATCATTCCACAGTCTAAACCCACCATTTCATCGTTACACGTTACTTTAATCATCCGCGTTGATTGTTTTTTGATACCGATTGACGCGTCCAACGCCGCGTGTGGGAAACCACCCAAACGCCCCAACATTGCAACGATACGATCAAAAAAGATTTCGCTTTCTTCTGTCGCTGTCATTTTGCCAACTAAACCTATTGAGTTTGCTAGTTTCTTGAATAGTGGACCATGGCCCGC